TGAAATCTAAGATGGGTGCCAGCGGCGGCATGAAGAAAAAAGGCTATGCTGCAGGCGGCGCTGTTGATATGGCGGGCCCAGAGGGCAAGACCATGAGCCAGCCTGTTAAGAAAACAGTGACCGGTGATACTGTTTCAGTGCGCGGCGTCGGTGCAGCCCGGGCTCAAAAAGCAACTATCTATTAAAAAATGACTACCTCTTGCGTCTCCTCCTACAACCCGGACTTTGATGAGATCATCACCGAAGCGTATGAACGCTGCGGCCTGCAGGTTCGGGATGGGTATGACGTTTTGTCTGCGCGCCGCTCATTAAATTTAATGTTTGCTGAGTGGGCTAATCGCGGATTAAATCTGTATACGATTGAGCAGCGGCAGGTGGTCTTGGTTGCTGGCACGTCTGAGTACTCGTTGCCAGACGATACGGTAGATGCTTTGTCGGCGGTAATACGTACTAATTCTGGGCAGTCTGATCAGCAAGATATTACGATTGACCGGATTGGTAGTGCGGAGTATTTGCATACGCCCAACAAGCTGACTACTTCGCGTCCTGCCCAGTTTTATGTGCAGCGCACGGTGCCGGCAAAACTGTTTTTGTATCCCGCGCCCGATGCAACGCAAACATACATATTTAGATACTACGCTATTCGCCGTATACAAGAAACTGGTGCAGTCACCAATACAGCGGATATTTCTTTCCGTTTTCTGCCTTGTTTGACTTCGGGCTTGGCGTATTATTTAGCTGTCAAAAAAGCGCCAGATCGTATTGCTATGCTCAAGCAGTTTTATGAAGAAGAGTTTGCGCGAGCAGCGGCAGAGGACAGAGAGCGGTCTAGTTATTTTGCAGTACCTACGTATACGGAGAGTTACTGATGGCTGGGTACACTTCTGGCAAATTTGGTCTTGCTCTGTGTGATCAGTGTGGTCAGCAGTTCAAGCTAAATCAGCTTAAAAAAGAGTGGACAGGGTTTAAGGTCTGCGATGAGTGCTATGAGCCTAAGCACCCGCAGCTTGAGCCTAAGCGCACGTTAAACGAGCCTCAGGCTTTGTTAGAGCCACGCCCAGAATCACGACTGGGCGTTAACGTTTATGTAGGGGACACGGGAGATACTTCTTTTGCAAGTATTGGCATGCAACCTATGCCTCCTGCAAGAAATTTAGTAGCCGGCGCTATGCTTGGAACAGTTACAACGAGCATCACATGAACTACTCTCAATTAAACGCTGCTATTCAAGCGTATACCAATAACACCGATACAGATTTTGTAGCGCAGATTCCTGTTTTTGTAAAACAGGCGGAGCAGCGAATTGACAACACTGTTCAAGTTGCTAATTTGCGCAAGAACATGACGGGAAATATACAGGCGGGCAATAAATATTTGCCTTGTCCTGAAGATTTTCTTTCTACTTACTCGTTGGCGTTGTACTCTGCGCCAACCCCAACTGCAACCGGGACAGCAGCAGCTTTTACAATTGTGGTTTCTAGCGCCACAGATATTGTTGCAGGCATGTTTGTTTCTGGTACAGGCATTGCAACTGGTGCTGTAGTTTCTACAATTGTGGGAACTACGGTTACGCTTACCATTGCTAATACTGGAACAGTATCAGGCACTGTAACGTTTCAAGGCGATTACATTTATTTGTTAAATCGTGATGTTAATTTTATCCGCGAAACATACCCAAATCCTTTAAAACGAAATACGCCTAAGCATTATGCTATTTTTGGTCCTAGCACCAGCAATGTTAATGAGTTGGTATTTATTTTAGGACCTACTCCAAATGCTGATTACCGGGCGGAATTGCATTTTTATTACTACCCTGAATCAATTGTTACTGCAGGTACTTCATACCTTGGTGACAACTTTGATAGCGTTCTTTTGTATGGCTCTTTAGTTGAAGCGTACACCTACATGAAGGGTGAGGCTGACATGATGGCGTTGTACGACGGTAAATACAAAGAAGCGCTGGGCTTATTGAAGAATTTGGGTGATGCTAAGCAACGTGGCGATGCTTATCAGGATGGCCAAGTAAAACTACCGGTGAGGTAACCCATGATTACAGCCGGACTAACTAACAGTTTTAAACAACAGCTTTTGTTAGCGGTGCATGACTTTAGCGTGGATACGATAAAGATTGCGCTGTATACGTCTGCGGCTACGCTAGATGAAACCACCACTGTATACAGCACATCCAATGAAACATCCGGAACGGGGTATACAGCAGGCGGAGAAATCCTTACAGGGGTTACGGTGACATTAACAGGCAGTATTGCCTATGTGTCATTTAACAATCCTACTTGGAATGGCTCTTCGTTTACGACACGTGGTGCCCTGATTTACAATTCTTCCAAGAGCAATAAATCGATTGGCGTGTTGAATTTTGGGCTTGACCAGACAACGGTAAGCCAACAATTTCAAATACAGTTTCCACCAAACAATGCAGAAAACGCGCTTATTCGTATTTCTTAAAGGAGTTTAAATTGATCACTACAACCAAGGGCGAAATGGACGAATCTTTGCTTGAAAAGCGAGAGGGTTCATTGGATAATGACAACGAAACAACCACGTGGGTGGAGTATTGGTTAGAGGGCGAACTTGTGCATCGTTCAGCACATGTTCAATTAAAGAAAACAGTAACGCTCACTAGCGCAGTGGCATCTTTTTAAGGAACTATCATGGCAAATACACAAGCAATGTGCACCTCGTTTATGAAACAGCTTATGCTTGGTGAGCATCAGCTTGGCACCGCAACACTTGTTTCGCGCACCAGTTTGACTGCACCAACTACAGATACGCTCAAAGCGGCCTTGTATTTGACAACAGCCACTGTTAATGCGGCTACCACTGCATATTCAGCAAGCAATGAAGTGTCTGGTACAGGTTATGCTGCGGGCGGTGTAACGGTAACTAACGCAACCGCGCCAAACTCAACAAATACAACGGCAACAGCAGGTGTGGCGTTTTTTACCCCGTCGGCTTCAATTACATACACCACCGTAACTTTGGCTACGGCGTTTGATGCAGTGTTAATTTACAACTCTACGCAATCAGACAAGGCAATTAGTGTTCACACTTTTGGTTCGCAAACAATTACCGCTGGTACGTTTACTCTTACCATGCCTGCAAATACGACAAGCACTGCTTTGATTCGTTTGGCTACAACCTAATAGGGTCGGTGGGGTAACTCACCGGAGTAGTCATGTTTGGAATCTCCGCATTTGCCGAAGCGCCGTTCGCCTCGCTTGCGGGGCAAACAATAGTTGTTAATCTTACCGGCGTCCAAGCATCGGGCGCGGTAGGATCAGTCACGGGTGATTTGGCATGTGCGCTTACGGGAGTAGAAGCGGCAGGTTCAGTTGGTACTGTTGTTGGAGACAACACGGTGGCACTAACTGGGGTTGAGGCGCTTGGTGCGGTAGGAGATGTTACAGAAACCAACAACCCAGACGAAACTGGGGTGTTAGCTAACGGCGATGTTGGAACTGTCTCAATGGGTGAGCGTTTTGTTGCTTTAACCGGTGTTTCAGCTTCAGGCGCGGTTGGTAGTGTTGACTTTTCTTATATTGCAGCTTTAACGGGTGTTGAGGCTTCTGGCGCGGTAGGGACGGTCATTCCCGGCAAAGAGTTTGGGCTTAATGGAGCGCAAGCATCGGGCGCGGTTGGTACTGTTGATTTCTCTCCTGTTTTAACAGGTGTTTCAGCTTCGGGTGAGACAGGTATTGTTGAGATGGGGGAACGGCTTGTAGCTTTAACGGGTGTTGAAGCTGTTGGCGCAGTTGGAGATGTTACTGAAACAAATAATCCAACTGAAAATGGTGTACAGGCCACGGGCAGTGTAGGATCAGTAGGAGCGGCTAGAACTGTAGCTTTGACAGGAGTTGGGGCTACGGGTCAAGTTGAAACAGTCAATTATTTTTATTGGACAACAATAGATGACAGCGAGACTCCAAACTGGCAAAATATCACAGATTCACAGACGCCCAATTGGCAAAATGTGAATGACTCACAGACACCTGACTGGGTTGACGTTGAGATGGTTGTGTAAGGACATAATATGGCTTTTGTTGTAGCAGACCGCGTTAAAGAAACTACTACCACGGCTGGTACGGGTACGGTGACGCTGCTTGGCGCGGCCACAGGGTTTCAATCTTTTGCTGTTGTAGGTGATGCCAACACAACTTATTATTGTATTGCAGCCCAATCAGGTAATGAGTGGGAAGTGGGTATTGGCACATATACTTCTTCTGGTACAACATTAGCGCGTACCACGGTTTTTTCTAACAGTTCTGCTACACAGCCCTCGGCTTTGTCTTTTTCTGCAGGTACAAAAGATGTATTTATTACATATCCATCAACAGTGGCGGCGTTTGCTAACGGCGCGGGCGCTGTGCAGGAAAACTATACAACAGTGACGGGTACATACACAATGACACCCGGAAAAAATGGCGTGAGCGTAGGCCCAGTTACGATTAGTTCAGGCGCTTCTTTCACCGTTGGTAGCGGTCAACGCTGGCTTGTTTTGTAAAGGATTATTATGGCAGTAACCAATTTCTCCCCACTCCTTGGTCTGGCGTTGCCAACCACAGGAGATTTGTCTGGTACGTGGGGAACTACGGTCAATACCGCTATTACTGAGCTACTTGATTCGGCAGTTGCGGGCACAACAACGCTTAGTGCAAACGCTGACGTAACTTTATCTACGACCAACGGCGCAGCCAACCAAGCACGTAACGCAGTAATTCTGTGGACAGCCAGTAACGGCGCTACTACACGAAACATTACGGCTCCCGCACAGAGTAAGGCGTATATTGTTATCAATGCGGGTACAGGTGCTATTGTGATTCGCGGTGCTGGCCCTACGATTGGCGTTTCTGTTTCTGCTGGCGCTAAAACTTTAGTTGCTTGGAACGGTAGCGATTTTGTCAGTATTTCTTCAACCGTATTTTCTGGAGTTATCTCGGTTGAGGGCACAGCGGCTTCTGGCGCTGCTATACGTTTATTTGAAGATACTGATAACGGAACCAACTACATTGCCCTTCAAGCGCCAGCCGCCCTTGCAACAAACGTAACGCTTACACTTCCAGATAACGATGGTACGGCCAATCAAGTTTTAGCTACTGACGGTAACGGTGTTTTATCATTTGCTAATTCTGGTGGTAGCCTTTCAGGTGCTGATGGCGCAATCATAATTAACAAGACAACCATTGGGGTAAGTTATACAATTGCATCTGGTACAAACGGGTTTTCAGTAGGCCCGATGACTATTTCAAGTGGTTACGCTATTACTGTTTCTTCCGGCCAACGCTGGGTTGTCATTTAAGGAAATAACATGAGTACGATTGCAGCAGGAACCACATCAGGCACAGCGCTAGTTAGCACTGGCAATACGTCGGGCGAACTACAACTTCAAGTCAACGGCACAACGCCTTCTGTTACTTTAGCCGCCAACGGCTCTATTGGTGTTGGCTCATCACCCTCTTATGGTTCGTCAGGACAAGTTTTAATTTCTGGTGGTTCAAGCACGGCTCCAGCTTGGGGGACGGCTACCAGTGTCACTGTTCAAACCTTTACATCTACAGGCACATGGACAAAACCTGCTGGCGCTACGTTTGTGCAAGTTGAACTGTGGGGCGGTGGCGGCGGCGGTGCTTCTGGCGCAAGACGAGCTTCAGGTGCGGGTAGGGCTGGCGGTGGTGGTGGTGGTGCTGGCGCAAGAGTGCAACAAATCTTTAGTGCAGCAGATTTAACTTCAACCGTTTCGGTGACTATTGGCGCGGGAGGCACGGGTGGTGCGGCTGTTACTACTGATACAACTAGTGGCAACGTAGGGACTGTTGGCGGGAATTCATCGTTTGGGAGCTATGTAGTTGCTTATGGTGGTGGCGGTGGCACTGCTGGTGGTGTTGCAGCTTATTACGGCGGAAGTGGTGGCGGTTCTGGTGGAGCTGGAGTTTCTACTGGAACTTTAAAAGCTGGGGGATTTCCGTCAAACTCAGGCGCAGGTTTTGGGGCGGCGCTTCTTAATTCTAGTAATACTGTTGGCGGGGGAGGTGGTGGCGTAGGTTCAACAGGTGTCGACGGCGCAGGAAACGCGGAATGGGGCGGTGCTGCTGGTGGTAGTGGGACAGCGGGATCAGCCCCCGGCGCGGGCGGAAGCTCTGTTTTTAGCGGCGGAGGCGGCGGCGCTGGTGGCAATATTTCAGCAGCTAACGCTTTAGTTTCCCCAACAGCGGGTGGCACTAGTGGATCATATGTTGAGGGTGGTGGTGGTGCAATTAACACAGCAGGCGCAACACAAGCTACAGGATCGGGTTCTGGCGGTGGTGGCGGCGCAGCCTCTACAAGCGGTGCAGCAACTGCTGGCGGTGCGGGTGGTTTCCCTGCAGGCGGCGGCGGGGGTGGCGGTGCGTCAACCAACGCTGTTGGTAACTCTGGTGCTGGTGGTACTGGCGGCAATGGCTATGTAGTTGTCTACACTTGGTAAGGAATAAACATGAGATATGCAATTATTGAAAACGGCACAGTGGTTAACGTAGTGGTTGCTGACGCAGAAATTGCTTCTACTAATGGTTGGGTTGCCTGCCCCGTAGCTGGCCCCGGATGGACTTACGCTAACAACGTATTCACTGCACCTGTTGTAGTGGAACCCGTAGCACCACCCGCACCAACCAAAGAACAACTGCTTGCGCAACTTAATGCGCTGTCAGCCCAAATTCAAGCATTGGAGTAAATTATGGCAATAGTTATTGATGGTAACAACACCCCCACGGCTGGTGGCATAGGGTATGGTGACGGCACAGAGTTGGCCTTTACTGCGGCTGGATCGGCTGGTGGGGTTCTGTACTCTGCTGGTTCTAGTGCGCCAGCGTTTACTGCGGCTGGTACAAGCGGACAACCAATTGTTTCTGGTGGTTCTGGCGCACCTGTATTCCGGCCCTACACGCTGCCTGCTTCAGACGGCTCGGCAAGTCAAGTGCTTCAGACCAATGGATCGGGTGCGTTGAGTTTTGCTACGCCAGTACCGCCGGCATTGATTTTTATCAACAGCCAAACAGTTACAACCCCAGTTTCAGTAATTGATTTTACAACTGGGTTTTCGGCAACCTATGATGACTATTTGCTTTTGTTTGAAAATGTTGTAGCAGAAACTTCTCTAATTACTTTTGGTTTTAGGGTTTATAAAAATAGTTCTCTTGTTACAAGTAGTACCTATAGTTTCCAAAGAGTTTCTTTTACGGCTACAACTGTTTCTGCCACTTCTAATTTTTCATCTAACGATTCAGATTTTGGCAGGGCATATTCAACAAACTTTACTTTTGGTGAAATAAGAGTGTTTAACGCAAACAGCACAAATGCCTCTTTTTTGTCTAGGGTGTCATCTATTGGTTCAGCAAATAATAGTCGTTGGGAAGTTTCTTCAAATAACTCTGCGGCTAATTCATTTACGGGTCTTAGAATATATGACCCCTCTAGCAATAACATTTCGTCTGGTGTATTTCGTCTTTACGGAGTTGTAAAATCATGAAAATTTTAGAAAATGGCGTTGTTCGTGACGCTACAATTGAAGAACTTGCCCAAGCAGAAATAGATAGACTAGCAGCGGCGCAAGTCATTGAGCCACCAGCGCCAACTAAAGAAGAGTTGCTTGCAGAGTTGCAGGCTCTCACAGCAAAAATTAACGCACTGGGGTAAATTATGACTACAACAATTAATGCAGATACAGTCGTAGGTGGCGCAGTCGTCACGGCTGACGCTTCTGGGATTCTGGGGCTTCAAGCTGGTGGTAACACCGGTTTAACGCTAAACTCATCCCGGGCTGTTGGCGTAGGCGCTGCTCCCTCTTTTGGTACAGCGGGACAAGTGCTAACGTCACAGGGATCGGCTGCGGCTCCTACTTGGTCAGCAGCGGGTGGTACAACGGGCGCAAACATATATTTAGCAACAAACTTTGGAGGATTTTAATCATGGCAGTTACAGCAACACCAGTATTCACACAGACCCCTAACGTAGGGGCATTAAACGCTGTTCTTAGCACGGCAATGACAAACACAAAAGCATTTGACGGCACAGAAGCCGCAGGGACTGCTTTAGCACTTGTCTTTACTGCGGGGGCTGATGGTTCTCGCATTGACCAGATCATGTGTCGTTTGGCATCTACCAATGGTGCTACAGCATCAGGCACATCATCAGCAACTGTGGTTCGTTTCTGGATAAACAATAATTCAGTCAATACCACGGCTGGTAATAACATCTTCTTGGGCGAGGTTGCAATCCCTGCAACTGCTGTTACCGCTTTGGGAACAACTGCATTAACAACTTTCCCGTTGACAATCCCTAATGTGGGCTTGAATCTCCCTGCAACTTACAGAATCTATGCTGGTACTACTGTAGCGGCTGGCGGTACAAACATTGCTATCGCTGTTTCTGCATTTGGTGGAAATTACTAAAATGTCACAGCCTAATCAACCCGGCGCATTTAATTATGCTGTAGCTAGTCGTGCCATAAATATTCAAAAATTTACATCATCGGGCACTTGGGTTAAACCGCCAAACGCTACTATGGTCATTGTAGAACTTTGGGGTGGTGGTGGTGGTGGCGGTTCTGGTCGCAGAGCTGCTTCATTAACAAATAGAAGGGGCGGTGCGGGCGGTGCAGGCGGTGCTAGAAATAGACAAGAATTTTTAGCTTCAGATTTACCCGATATTGTCTCTGTAACTATTGGTGCGGAAGGTGTTGGTGGTGCTGCCGTGACCACAGATACCACAAATGGAAATAATGGAACTGCTGGGGGAAATACTATATTTGGCCCTAGCGCAACGATTGGATTATATTATTTAGCTGCTTATGGTGGCGGCAATGGTGGCGGGGGGGGTTCTGATGCCTCTGCTACTCAAGGTGGTAGTGGAGGCGGTGGTTCTGCTGGTGCTGGTGGTAATGGTGCTGTAACAAGCGCTGGTGCTTTGGGTGGTCATCCACGAAGTAATTTTTACGGCGCAGACTCGGTAGCGAGTTCTAACGTAAATAATATCTCTGGTGGCGGTGCTGGAGCTAGTGCAGCCTCAATAGGTTTTGCTGAATGGGGTGGTGGTGCTGGTGGTGCAACTTCGGCTACGGGGGTTGGTGCTGGTGGTGGTTCGTTGTATGGCGGTACTGGCGGTGGCGGTGGTGGAAGTTTGGATACTGGTAATGCAGAAGTTGTTGGCGGTGCTGGTGGTAGTAACCGATATGCAACTGGTGGCGGTGCTGCTGGTGGTGCGACTACTGGCGCAGCAGGAACTAATGGTTCATTACTTTTAAGTGGTTCTGGTGGCGGTGGAGGCGGTGGTGGTTCTGACCAATTGGCTGCTGGCGGTGCTGGTGGTGCTGGTGCATTTCCCGCTGGCGGTGGCGGTGGTGGTGCTGCTTGTGTAAACGGAGTCAATTCTGGTGCTGGCGGTACTGGCGGTGCTGGCTACGCAGTCATTTATACATTCTGAGGTTGATATGAACAGATACGCAATTATTGAAGATGGCTTGGTGGTAAATGTTGTCATTGGACAACCCGAACTAGCACCCAATCAAATCCTAGTGGAATGTGAAAATGCAGGGCCAAGTTGGACTTACGCTGATGGTGTATTTACTGCACCTGTATATGTCGCACCTACTGTAGTAGCACCTACTAAAGAAGAACTGCTTGCACAACTGCAAGCAATCCAAGCGCAAATACAGGCGTTATAACCATGTGGGACTGGGCTGAAGCATTCATTGCGGCGGCCTGTATAGTGGCCTTCGTCATCTTTGGCACGTACATGATTGCATGGAGTTTGGTGTGATAAATGCGTTGGCTCATACTGTTACTGTTATTAGGACTGGTCGGAGCCGTAGCCAAGAGTGGTTGCCATGTGCGCGAGTTTTATGGGATAGCCTACACCGTCCACGATCCAACGCTACGGCACAAAGAAATGATGGCGTGGCTGGATCGGAACGCAGGCCATTGCAAGTCAACAGAATACATGGTGATCTGGAACAACCTAGCAGAGTGGGCAGGTACAGCCGACTCCACATGGCTACGCAATAAAGTTGTTCATGGATACAAAGATGCACTTGAGCGTGAAAAGAAATGAAGATCAGCTACGACAAGTGGTATCCGATTGTCCAGCCCCAAGCCAATGTGCAAGCAGAAGTGTTTGCCAAGCGGGTAGAGAAGCTGGACGCTGAACGTGCGGTGCAAGTACAGGTAGACAAGCAGGTAAAGAAGTTTCACCAGTATGAGTATGAGATTTATGAATACAGGATGCGGCAGATTACGCTAAACATTGACATCACAAACCTTAAACGCGAGATTGACAAACTTGTATGACCAGAAAACCACCGCCCAGACCAGTCAGGAAACCTGCGCCGGACACCAAGGACAAGCTGACGCTGTGGGTCACACTCATGGTAAGCACGACTCTGTGCATCTCTGTATTGGCTATGGTAATCAGCTTCATGTTAGGTTTGTGGGCCAAGGAAGTGGACAACGCAGAAATTTTCAAAATGATTTCACCCGCTTTTTCTACTCTTATCGGCGGCATGATTGGGTTCCTGTCTGGTATCAAACTCATGCAAAATGATGACAAATCAAAATCTTGTAAGGACTAACTATGTTTGATATTTTAAGTGGTGGTATTTTGGGTTCAGTCTTTGGTGGTCTGTTCCGTATGGCTCCCGAGGTGCTCAAGTTTTTTGACAAAAAGAACGAACGCCAACACGAACTATTAATGTTTTCTCGTCAGTGCGAATTAGAAACGCTGCGTGGTCAGCAAAAGTTAGCTGAGATTGGCGCACAAAGAGAAGCGGCTGTGGACGTAGGTGTTATGGATGCGTTTCAGTCTGCCATAGAACAACAAGCTACAATGGTCAAAGCCGCTGGCGGTTGGGCCGCAGCTTTATCTGCATCAGTCAGGCCAGTCGTAACTTACTGGGTTTTGTTTGTGTGGAGCTTTATCCACGTATGGTTTGCATGGAACGCTTGGATTACTGGCGCTCCTCCCGTAGAAGTGTTCAAGATAATGATGTCACCTGACTTTTCGGCACTGTTGGCTGGAACAATCAACTTCTGGTTCCTTGATCGTACATTGGCTAAGCGTGGGCTATGAACCTAGAACTAGCCGCAGAAATGTGCCGTCGGTTTGAGGGCTACCGCGCTAAGCCATACTTGTGTCCGGCAAATGTTGCCACGATTGGGTATGGCTCTACCTACTACGCAGACAAGCGCAAAGTAACTTTGGAAGACCCGCCGATGGATGAACCCACGGCGCGAGCGCTTTTGATGATTGAACTTGAGCATACGTATCTGCCCGGTGTTTTGCGTAACTGCCCCGGCTTGATTACAGACGTTCGCAAGTGCAACGCCATCGTGGATTTTGCCTACAATTTGGGCACCGGACGCTTGCAAACAAGCACATTAAAGAGGAAAATCAACGCCAATGATTGGGAAGGAGCAAAAGAACAACTGATGCTCTGGACTAAAGGTGGCGGCAAGGTATTGCCGGGCTTGTTAAAACGCCGCACGGCTGAGTGCGCCTTACTGGATTAAAAATGCCACTTTCCAAGATACTGTTTAAATCTGGGGTCAATCGGGAAAATACCCGTTATGCCACAGAAGGGGGTTGGTATGACTCCGATAAAGTTCGGTTTCGCCAAGGAAGTGCTGAGAAAATTGGTGGCTGGATCCCGTTTTCAAGCAATGCTTTTGAATATGGCGTCTGCCGTGCGCTCTGGAGTTGGACTACTTTAGCCAATCAAAGTCTTGTAGGGGTTGGTACTAATTTAAAGTACTACATTAATAGGGGCGGGGCTTTTTATGATATTACCCCAATCCGCAGCACCGTTGTTTTAACCAATCCGTTTAGCGTAGCTGGTGTTGGAACATCCACTGTAAATGTGCTTGACGTAGACCACGGGTGTGCCCCTGATAGTTTTGTTACTTTCAGCGGTGCGGGCATTACAGGTCTTGGCGGAAACATTTCGGCGGCAAAATTAAAAGATGAGTTTCAAGTTACTGTAATTGATGACGACAACTACACCATCACGGTTGACGCGGTCAGCAATGCCAGTGACGTGTCCGGTTCGCCCGGAGGCGGCACGGTTGTTACCCAATATCAAGTCAACGCAGGCCCCGCCTTTCAAGTGCCGTATAACGGTTGGAGCGCAGGAACATGGGGCGGCGGTACTTGGGGTGAAGGAGAGGCGGGGACTAATGCTTTGCAGTTGTGGAATCACAGAAACTTTGGCCAAGATTTAATCTACGGTGCACGTGGTCAGGGTGTCTACTATTGGAATGCCAGTAAAGAGTTATCCCCTATTCAAATTACCATTTCAATTGGCGCTCCCGGTGTGATCACAATGCCCAGTGGGTTTAGACTTCCAAATGGAACACTGGTTCAATTTGAGTCCACTGGCGCGTTGCCCACGGGCCTTGTTGTAGGCACAACCTATTTTGTACGTGACTCATCAGGCACTACGTTTAGTGTGGCGGCTACGATTAGTGGTGTTGCAATTACCACCAGTGGGGGTCAATCGGGGCTGCAATTTATCTCTCAGCGCGGAGTGAGTATTTACGGCGTAGAGGATAGTAATACACCGATTGTCCACAACTATTTGTTGGTAACTGATGTTTCTCGGTTCGTGCTCCTTTTTGGAACAAACGATTTCCAAAGCACTGTTCTTGATCCCATGCTTATTCGCTGGAGTGATCAGGAGAGTCCCTTTGTTTGGGAACCGCTGGCCACGAACCAAGCGGGTAGTTTGCGCTTGTCATTGGGTTCAGAGATTGTTACTGCGGTGCAGACTCGTCAAGAGGTTGTAGTGATCACAGACCAAGCGGTGTATTCACTGCAGTATCTTGGCCCTCCGTTTGTATTTGGTGCACAGCCTTTGAGCGACAACATTTCTATCATTGGACCTAACGCTGCGGTTGCTGCATCGGGTATTGTGTATTGGATGGGCGTGGATAAGTTCTATGCTTACGACGGACGGGTGCAAACACTCAATTGTGATTTGCGCAGGTACATTTACAACGACATTAATTTAGAGCAGAACCAGCAAGTGTTTGCTGGGACCAACGAAGGCTTTAATGAAATCTGGTGGTATTACTGCTCTGAGGGGAGCACTGCAATTGACAAGTATGTGATTTATAACTATGAAGAAAAGTCTTGGTACTTTGGCACGTTAGCGCGGACCGCGTGGCTTGATGCAAGTTTGTTGAACAGTCCCGTAGCAGCCACATATAACAAAAAGCTTGTGTTGCATGAGGTGGGTGTAGATGACAATGAAACAGGAACGCCTGCAGCAATAACGGCGTATATTTCTTCATCAGAGTTTGACCTTGAGGATGGTCATAACTTTGCAGAAGTTTGGCGCATGTTGCCGGACTTAACGTTTGATGGATCTACTGAAAACTCATCGCCTGAGCTACAGATTACTTTGTTTGGCTTGAGCAACTCTGGCTCTGGGGTTACGGCTCAGAAGAATGCAACGGTGGTCAAGGGCTCGACGTTTGTAGTTACTGAAGAGTTTACGGGGCAGATAAACACGCGCGTGCGCGGGAGACAGATGATCTTGAGGAGCGAGTCCACTAAGCTGGGAACGACATGGCAGTTAGGGGCTACACGACTGGACATCCGCAAAGACGGGAGACGCTAGATGGCGGAACTTAATGTTAGCCCACCTAACTTACCGTTGGCCCCTGAGGAATATGAGCGCAGATATCAGGATCAATTAAACAATATACTTCGTTTGTTTTTTGCTCAGCTTAATAATCCGGGGGACATGGGCGCGACTTCGTTAAATTTAAATCTAGCAACGCTGCCCACGGATGCTGATTTACCTGCTCTTCGTGTAGGCGATGTTTACAGAGACACACAGGATGGCGTTCAGGCGACAAGTCAGATGCTTCGGATTAAAGTTCCAGTTTTTTTATCGGGTGTACAAGGTACAGGATCGGTTGGATCAGTTGGGCCCGTTGGGGGCACAATAACTCTTGGCCTCACAGGTGTCAGTAGTACTGGCGCAGTAGGCACAGTTACTCCATAATATAGGTATCAATCTAAGGAATTGTCATGGCTACAGCAGCACCCCAAACCGCAATGGAAATGCCCCAAGAAGCAGGCGCAAATCCGTTTGCCGATCCTAATACGATGGCCGTCTATGACCAGATGCGTCAGACAATGTCGCCTAAAGAGTTTGGTGATGAGATGTTGGCGGGTGCCTCGCAGGTTGATCCTGAGGCCATGGCTCAATTTAGAAATGAATTGAGCCAAATTGATTTGTCGCCAGAAGAGCTTGACATGCTCAATAACATGGTGGATGAGATTCTGGCTACTCCTGAGCAGTATGCCGCGGTCCGCGCAAAGTATTTAGAGATGGGCGCACCGGAAGAGTTGTTGCCCGAGCAGTTTGACCCTCAGTTCTTTGCTGCCATGAACATGGCCGTGGATCAGTTGATTGCCGAGCCTTCTGGTGTTCAGGCGTTTGCCCAAGGCGGTATTGCCGAACTTAAACCTATTGCCAAGGTTATTGCCAGTTATGGCCGTAACGGTGACACCATGTTGGCGCACATTACACCTGCGGAGGCGCGCATGCTGCGCCGCCGTGGTGGCTCAGGCACTATCAACCCTGCTACGGGTTTACCCGAATTCTTTTTAAAGAAAGCTTTTAAGAGCCTTGGTAAAGCGGTTAAAAGCTTTGCAAACAGCACCATCGGTAAGATCGTATTACCCATAGCGCTTGGCTTTTTTTTAGGCCCTGCTGCAGCGGCTTTTGTTGGCGTGGGGGCTACAAGTGTGGCAGGTGTTGCTATTGCTGGTTTCGTGGGTGGCGCTGGTTCTACCTTGCTTGGTGGCGGTAATTTAAAAGATGCTTTGAAAGCCGGTGCAATTGGTGGTTTGACCGCTGGCGCTATTGCAGGAGTTTCTGGAGCTTCTCTTACAGGAACACCAAGCGGCTTAACTCCCGGACAAGCTCTTTCTGGTCAGGTGGATAAATTCACCAATTTTGTAACTCCTTCAGCATCTGCCTCTGGTATTCCAGCGCCTGCTATTGATGCTTCAGGTAATGTAAAAGGCCTTGTGCCCACTGAGGCCCCTGTTTTCCAGTCGGGCCAAAACTTACCGTCCGCTCAGACTTTCCCTGTAGGCGATTTAATAAACCCTGCTGCCGGACCGTTGCCCGGGGATTTGTATAACACCAATCCTGAAGCATTTTATACCTCTCCTCCAGCACCTGCTCCACTGCCCGGGCAGCCGGGTGGTGCCCAAATCGGTGGAAAACCCGCTATTCCTCCTGTTGGGGCTACTCAAGCTCCATACAAGGTTCCTACCATTGGCGAATCTTTTTCTAAAATGGGAGAAGGAATTGGCATGGGCGACGGCCCCGCTAGCTACAAAACATTTATGGAAGGGGCAGGTGATCTGTTCGCGCCCGGTCCAACCAATGCAGAGGTCACTGCACGGGCTGAAAACATTTTAGGTGCTGACAAAACAGGAAAAATGACCTATGCCGATGCCCTGAAAGCAGCAAAAACAGAAGGTCCCGGATTCCTGCGCACCTACGGTCCTGCTACCGTTGCAAGCCTTGGTGCAATTGGCTTGGCCGGTGGATTTAAAGCTACTGATGCTCAGCCTTCGGCAATGCGAGATGAGTTGATGAAGCCTGTAACCCAGCGTATTGCTGAAGGTGGAAATCAACGTAATTTCTATATACAGGGTTTACCCGGAGTTAAATACGACCAATATGGCGCGCCTATTTTTGGCCAAAACGTACCTTTGCCTACCTTTGATACGGGATTAGGAATTGAATCTTTGATAAATCTTAAAGGCTACGCTGCCGGCGGTGCTGTTACTGCTGCTAACTTTGATTCAACAGCGTACCTAAATGCCAATCAAGATGTTAAAGATGCAATAGCCAGAGGTGAGTTTGCAAATGCCTATGAACACTATACAAAATTTGGACAAGCAGAAGGACGTACCGCTTTTGACAAAGCAGAAACCGCTGCTGCAGCAGCTAAGGATGCTGCAGAAAAAGAAGCGGCTCAAGCGGCAAATCGTAAAGCTGTAGCCGACGCAGAAGCTGCACGGAAGGCCGCAGGTTTTGGAAATGCTTATCAAAATATTAATGCAGGTTTGTCTTACGACGTTCCAGCAGGTATTGCAGCCACTTCCATAGCTGCTCGCCAAGCTGCGTTCAAGCCAACAATAGACAAGTTTACGCAAGCACAAACTGCAAATGCTGCAATACTAGCCCAGCCGTATACACCTATAGTTGTAGATCAGCCCTACAACAACGCAAGTGGCTATGGCAATATTATTAACGAACCTGTTTTGCCCCCTGTTAATTATGACACGACACCTGTTACACCGGGCCCTGACATAAAGCCTCCCGTCAAACAACCCCCTGTAAATACCGGCTACACAGGCCGCGCGATCACTGATCAGGAAGTCATGGATTGGTTAAAGGCCAATCGAAATGCAACTGATCGTGACGTTGTTAAAATTATGGATCAATACAATGTGCGCCCTGAGCAAGTCGCACGGGTCACGGGCATGCAAAGCGTTGACCCCAGTTCTTTTCAAAATATTAATTTCCGTTATGCGGATGCTAAATCGGCACTTCAAGGCAATCCAAATTCTCTTGCACGTCAAAACCAAGCAGATGCTGTAACAGGGAAAAGTATCCGTGACTATTTTGCTAAAAACCCCGGTATGGGAGATGAGCAAGTTGCTAATTACATGGATAAAAATATGATTGATCCTGCTCAACTGGAACAAGCATTTGCCGGCATGCCCGGTGCAATTTCTGCCTCAGACGTTTTAAAACGTTATAACGCAGCTATTACGGGTCCAACAAGAAAAGTTTTTGCCACAGATTCTTTGCCTACTCCTCCTGCGGCCGCTCCTGTTGAGAAGAAGCTTATGAACATGGGTGGTATTGCCTCTTTAGGCGCGGGCGGTTATCCTAGGAAAACTGGTCAAATCAACGGCCCGGGGACCGCGACCTCTGATTCAATCCCTGCAATGCTGTCTGACGGCGAATTTGTAATGACTGCCAAAGCCGTTCGCGGTGCAGGCAAGGGTGATAGACGCGCAGGAGCAAAACGCATGTATGCTCTTATGAATCAACTTGAAAAAAACGCATCACGGGGTTAAAAAATGGCATCAAGTAACGTTCAAGAAACAGTATCCCGGGAAGCGTCGGACATCGAGCAACGCAAAGTTGCAATGATGGACTCCGCCAAAGCGTTGGCGGATGCAGCCAACGTTAATGCGCTAAGCGGTAACTATTTAACCCCTGATTATCAAGTAGCAGGCATGAGTCCTGACCAGCTAAATGCGCTGGATTTGGGCCGTCAAGGTATTGGTGCTTATCAGCCGTACATGAATGCGGCCACTAAGCAATACGGTGCAGCGGGGAATACTGTGCAGCAGGGCGTTAATACGCTTTTAGGCGCAGATACGCGTGGCCAGTTTGCCGGCGCGCAAGCCGCGATGAATCGTGCGGCAGTACCTATTAAACAGATGGGCCAAAGCGCTAAGTTGGCAACGCAAGGTGTGGGTTTAATTGGACAAGGCGCGCAAGGGCTTACGGCGGCCCAACAACAGGCTAATAAGTACGCTCAAGCAAACATGACGGGTTCGCTTTCTGCGTTGAACCAAGGAATTGCTTCCTTGGGCGGGGCAGCACAGATGTACGACCCATCAAGTGCTCAGAAGTTTATGAACCCCTATCAACAGCAAGTGATCGATGAATCTGTTCGTCAGATCAATCGCCAAGGTGATATTGCGCAACAAAGCCTACAAGCCCAAGCTACTCGTGCTGGCGCTTTTGGCGGCTCTCGCGAAGGTGTACAGCGCGCGGAGCTAGAACGTGGATTAGCAGAGCAACGCAATGCCGCAATTGTGGGCGGTTTATCTAGCGGTTACCAAAACGCTGCACAACAAGCACAACAGGCATTTGAGGCTCAACAGGGCCGTCAATTGGCGCAGGCTCAGGGTTACCAAGGCGCAGGAAGCGTATTGGGACAACAAGCATTACAGCAAGCTCAATTGGGTCAAGGCGCTGCAGGCTTGCAGGGAAGTTTGTCAAATCAATTGGCAGGACTTTCAGGCATGTATGGCAATATTGCTGGACAGCAGGCCAATATTTATGGTCAGCAGTCTCAGTTGGGTCAATCAATGGCCCAAGGTATTGGCAATTTGGCTACTCAGCAGTTTGGTATTGGTCGCGACATGGCTCAGGGCCTTGGCGCGTTGGGCGCGCAGCAAGGCAATTTGGCAACGCAAGGCGCTGCTTTGGGTCAAGCTGCACAGGGTATGAACCAACAGGATACAAACTTCTTGTACAACCTTGGTTCTTCGCAGCAAAGACAGTTGCAATCCGAGATGGATGCTAGTCGCCAAAACCAGTTGACAAAAAACATGCAGCCCTATCAGCAGATGGGATTTGTATCCGACATTTACAGGGGCGCGCCTACTTCAAGCATGTCAATGATGCAACAAAACCAAGCCACACCCAGCCCTTTCCAACAAGTTGCTGGTCTGGGAATCGCCGGTGTAAGTGCCGCCGCTGCCGCAGGCAAAGCAAATATCCATCAATTTAAGGACGCACCATGAAGAATGAAATTTTAGAGCGTGCCATGTTTGCGATGCCCTTGTCAAAGGACGCACGCAACTCTGGAATCATGGCGGGGTTTGAAGATGAGATGCCCGAGGATACGGAAGATCAAGGCATGGAAGAGATGCCTCCTATGGCGCGCACGCCTCAGAATCCAGAGATCCTGATGAACACTTTGCGTGGTGATATGCGTTCAATGGATGCACGGTATCAAGAGTTGGCTCAGATGGTGGGTGAAGACGCTGCGATGGAGACGCCTCCTGAAGTGTTGGCCATGCTGCAGCCTCAGTTAGCTGCACCGCCGGCCGGTATTGGTGGCTTACCACAGGCTCAGGCCATGATGCCTCCCGGTGCGGGCATGCCCCCTCCCGGTGGGATGCCTCCTCCTGATCAGATGGGCGCTCCTCAACCTGCTCCGGCCATGCCTCAGGGTGGTATTCCCATGCCTGCGGGTATGGAGAGTGCACCCCCTTTTTCCCCGGGGGCTGAAGCCCCTCAAGGCTACGCTTACGGCGGTATTGTGCGCGGTGCACAAATGGTGGGGGATAAGTTGGGCCAGTACGGCTCCGCAGCTAACGCTGCGCTTGGCCGTATGTTTATGACGCCTGATAAAATCATGACTCAACCCTATTTAGAAAATGTTCGTGGTCCGGCAGGCAGGTTTACTGCTGAACAAATTCAACGTGGTGGAGATGTAAGTTTATTGACACCAACGTTTACACAAGGATTGCAACAGGGCGTTGCACAGTTTGCAGAACAGTATCCGCGGTTGGCAAATGCATTGCGTGTATCCCCTATGGCGGGAATGTTTGCAACGTTGCCGTTTGTACAGGGTTCTTCTAATACAGCGCGCACTGCTGAGCAAGAAAAAGCGCGTCAAGATTTAATTAATCAAATTCCTACAGGGGGTTATCCTCCTGCTCCGCCCGCGGATGATCCACGACGGGCCGGGGCTCCCGTCCCTGTTTCTGACCTGACCTGCACCTGCCCCCGCTGCTGTTGCTCCTCCAATGCAGTCTATGGTTCCAGCAGAAGCTGAAGTAACAACAGAGCCGGCTGCTAAAGTTGATACTGATCCATTGGGCACGTTTATTAATCAAAAACTAAAAGCTTTTGATGAACGCGAGGCTAAGGGTAAACCCCTGTCTAAGATAGACCGAATTAAGGCAAGTCAAGCAGAATATGGACCTTTGTTTGAAGAGTTGCTGGGCAGTGACAAAGAGTCGGCCAAGATTAATGCATTGCTTCTGCTGTCTGAAGCAGGTCTAAAACTGGCCAGCACGGCCAAACCTACTTTTGCCATGGCAGTTTCTGACGCGTTTGCTAATGTTCCTCGTGGCTTTGCAGCAATTGCTGCACAAGAACGTGAAATGGGCATTAAAACAAAAACTGCTGCACTGCAACAAGCTATCACGGATGTGGATGCTCAAGACAGATATGCACAGCAATTGCAACTTCAGGTACTTAAAGGTGATCAAGAAATTATTAAAAAAATGGCGGCAGCAAACAAAGGTAATGTTACTGAAGATGTCGGGATAGGTGGGCGCGCTACTAAAGACTCAAACGGAAACTTTTTAAAGTTTTCAATTGATGGAAACAGTGATGCAGTTAAAAGTGCAATAAACAGCCGTTACACGTTGCGACAAACAGACAATCCTTATGTAAGCAACATGGGAGAGGCTCCTACCTTAATCGTTGAAGATAAAGCTGGACGACTTGAGTTAGGGTCTACTTTAGCCGCTCACAATAATTCTTTAAAATCAATCGAGATTGCCAAGAATTCACTGTCCCAGTTGTACAGTCCCGGCACGTTCTTCGTTGATAAGGTCAACAACCTGATTGTTCCTATTGATTTCACAGGAGCAGTTAAGCCTGACCTGAGTCAAGAGGCAGCTAAATCTACGTTGATGACATTGCAAAATACATTGTCAAAGAGTATTGCTTCTGCTAACAACAGTGGCCGAACCGCGGTCCAAGAGCAAGAGTGGGCAAGGCAGCTTACCGCCGCAATTGCAAATCCTGTTGCATTTTTTAAAGACAGAGAGCTTGCTGCAAAAACACTAACAGCAATTGAAACAAGCATTCGCAATGCCCGTCAAGAAACATTGACGCAGCTTGGGTTTGAAGGCAATGACTATGTCATGCGAACACCTAACACGGGTACAAAAAACGATCCGTTCCCAATTAGTGCTGATCCTGCAGAGCAAAAAATAATGTACACCTTCTTGGGCAGTACAGTGGGCAAGCTCCAAGATTCAAAAGCATTGGTGCATCTGCGGATGCCTAACGGTCAGATACAACAATTTACACCAACTCAACTGCGAGCACTGAATCAATAATGGCTACGTTGACCAATACCCGGGGTGAACTTATTGATATGGCAACCGGAGAGGTTGTAGGTAGAGCCGAGGGCGCTCCTGTTGCACGCGACCCAAGGGCTAAAGGCCCGAATCAAGCAGTTGACGACCCTGTCTCGGGTTTAATAAAACAGGCTTCTTGGGGCCTGAGCGCCGGCCTGTTTGCATTACCTGACTTGGCAGTCAAAGGGATTGGCAAAGGCTTGGGCATGGACGATAAAAACGTCATGACCTTGACAAAGCTGTTTAATCGGGGCGAGACAGCGCCGCGCAATGAGCAAGAGCGTTATGCAAGAGCTATTGCTGAAGGCATTGGTGGTGGTTTGTTGCCTACAGGCGTATTGTCTTTTATTGCACGCGGCCGAGCCATTGCTCCTATTGCAGCGCCTAGCGCAGGCGTTTTCAAACAGATTGCAAACGAAACGTTGGACTTTGTTAAAAAGAATCCCAAGCAAGCGTTCACCATGGACGCTGCGTTTGGCGCGGCTCACGAGACATTGGTTCAGGCCGTAGAAGAAAACATGTCGGACGATGATCCTGAGCGCAAGCAATTCTTTAAAGACTTCATGCCTACGGCAGCGTTGATTGGTGCACCTTTGGCTATTTCAGCACTTAGCCCCACTGCCATGACATATCGTTTTGGCAAAAACAAAATGGGAAATTTAAATGCCTCATTAGGTGAGCTAGAAAAAGATGCAATCAAGGATCTTCCTTCAGGTTACAAGCTTCCGGTAATCAGCATTGCTCCAAAAATATTTGCTGCAAAAGCCAAAGAAAAACTAATACAAAACTTAGGTGCGGCTGCTGATTCGCCTGAGGGCAGAGCCGCCTTGGCAAAGATGGATGAGATATTTAATGACTATCCACAATTAGCAGCGGCAGGGTTTAAGCCCAACATTGTTGAACAAACAATGGATCCAATGTTGATGGACAGGGCAGAGAAAGCCATATCAAGTTTGCCAGCAGGTAGTGAAGCGCAAAAACTTTTAATGTCACAGCGAACCACAAACGACGCTGCTTTTGCTTCGCTCTACGACAACTTGACACCTCAAGCAAACATGGAACTGCAGGCTGCTTTGAGCCAAGTTCAGCAGCAACGACAGCAGTTGTTTGATTCGTTGGCGGCTAATCGAACAGACGTTACCCAAGATGAACTGACCCGTTTGAGCATGTTCTATGGACCACTCAATCCTGACAAATTAAACGGTGAGCTTCGCGGCATGCTTCAAGCGCAGAATGAGCTTGATGTAGGCATGCGCAAAAACATCATGCGCAAACTGGGACTGAGTCAAGGTGTAGATCAAAATGGGTTGCCTCTTCCTGTTCGCGACGAAAAAGGGAAGTCTTTGTTGACTGCCTCTAACATTGAACAACCTGCCGTGGACTTGTTGGGCTACTACGATACGCTGCTCAAGGGTCGTACAACGATGGCAGCAGAAATGCGCAAATTTATTACAGGATCTGAGCCCTTAAACACTTTGCGCAAAAACGTTACGGAGAAAATCAAAGCCCGTGACGCTATGGAAGCAAGGATGAACGAAGAACTGTTGGTTGACAAATACATGGACGCGCTGCAGGGCACCAAACTGGCAGCAAAGATGAGCGGCCCTTTGGCAAAAGACTTTGCAGCGCAAGATAACAAAACTATCCAAGACGTTTTAAAAAATCTTCGTTTGATTCTTAAGCCTAACCCCACTGAAAAAGAACTTGGTGACATAAAAGCGCTGGGTAGGTCGGCTCAATACAACCCTGATACAGGGGACGTTCGCTTGAGTATGGGCAAAGATGACACCCTTACCATGAACGTAAAATCAATTGCAGAAGATGCAAAACGAATTGCAGACACAGAAAATGCAATAGATATAAATATTCCAGAGGCCATTGATTACCTTGAGGCCGCAGCGCGTTTCCGTAATCAAGCATTGGACAAATACAATTCTGTGCTTGCTGGAAGTCGCCAGACCCGTGTTGTAGATGCAGATCAATACCTTGCATTAGGCAACAAAGTTTACGACGACTTTGAAAAAATGATCTTGAACAACGTGCCCCGCTTAAAGCAAGAGCGGGATGCGATGAAGACTGTGTTGGATGATTATCGAAGTGTTTACGAGCAGCGACTGCCTTTGCTTCTTGGAAGAAGATCGAACGAAGGTGGTGCTACTCGTTACTCCGTTCCCAATGAACAAGTATTGTCTGTTGCGTTTAAGAGCGCGGAGGACGTGCGAACCCTTTCCGCGTTAATTGGCAACAATCCAATCGGGCTTAATCTGTTGGAAAAAGGCACGTTGAACTGGCTGCAGAGCAAAAACATCTTTGACAACAATAAAAATTCACCTACCCAAGGTTTAATTCTTCCAAAAAAAATTAACGATGTTTTGCAGAAAAACCAAAACATTATTTCTGTTTTGCCTAAGCAAGTTCAGGATACTTTACGCAATGAAGTTGACACGGCAGTAAACGTGTCCCGTCGTTTAGCTGAAATAAAACAACAAGAAGTTATTGCACAAGACGTTGAGTTTGATAACTTCCTGACCAAAGTGTTGCGCCCGGGAACTGACAATGAAATTGTTTTAAAACAAGCTTTGTCTAGCCCAATTGAAATGAGTAAGCTGGTCAGTGCCGTTAAAGGTGATCCAGACAAGTTGGCTGCTCTGCGACGTGCTGTGTTTGACATTTCTAAAGAAGGTTCTTTAACAGGGGGATCTTTAAAGAAGTTCATGGAATTGACGGATAAATCTTTAAAAGTGTTGTTTGACGAAAAACACTTAAAAGATTTAAATGCACTTGCCGATATTCAAGCACGCAATGCAGCCCTTGCTAAGGTTACTGGCACTGCTCCAAAATTTGAATCTGCAAATCAAGTATTTCAACGCCTGCTTGGCGTGTCTATTCCGGGTTTGATGACTTATGGACGAGACGTTGCGGGAGGCCGCATATCGCCTCAGGGCGCAGGCATAAGTTTAAGTGTGCGGTTGTTGTCCTCCATGGAAGAGGACCTGCAAAACAAGATGATGGTGCGTGCCTTGACTGATCCTAAAGTGGCCGAGGCATTATCTAATGCTAAAACTGCAGATCAGGGTAAATTACTTTTGCGTGAAGTACAGTCTTTGGGATATCTTTCTCGGGCACTGATGGCAGACATTGGCGTGACAAGCTCACAACTGGCAATGGGGGATAGAGAAGCACCTGTGCAGGGCACGCAGGCCTCTCCCATTGGTGCCTCTTCCTCGGCTGCTGCACCTCGCCCTGAGACGGCAGCTGCTTTGTTAAAGAAGATGCCTCCTGCACCGCAAACCAGAGGGTTGCCTTCAACGATGTCGCCACGCTTTGCACCGCCCCCGCCCGCATCAGCAGCGCCTCCTGCTCCGAACATGTACCAAATGTTGTTTCCTGACGATCCTATCAGTAAAATGCTAAATCAGCGTCAACAACCTGTAGCCCCTCCGCAATAGCAGAGAAAATGTAAGTTAAATAATCTTTTATAAAGGTGGTAAATCATGGACTCGAAAATGAAAATGGTTAAAGGCAAAGACGGCAAAATGGTTCCGTCTTTTGCAGCCGATGGCGTGGGTAAGATGAAAAATGGCGG